AGGGTCTGGTACTCCTTCTTCGCCTCCTCCGACTTCTCGGCGAGCTTGGCGATCACCTGCCCGGCCTTGGTCTGGTTCGACGACTGCGAGACCAGGGAGACCAGCCGGTTCTCCAGGGCCTGTCCGGTCAGGCGCTTGCCGGACGTGGTCGACATCAGCTCGTCGGCCATCTTGTAGCTGAAGCCGCGCTTGTCCTGGAACGGAGCCCAGCGCTTGTCCCCGTCCACCGTGCCGAAGAGCCAGTTGTTGTTCTGCTCCAGCGAGCGCCGGTAGATCACCCCGGCGAGGTCCGGGGCGACCTGGTAGCGGTCGATGATGCCGTTGATCGCGCCCTGGACGGAGCCCTGGGAGAGGTCGCCGTTGTCCTCGACGATCTTCTTCACCACCGCGTCCCGGAGCGGGCTCTTGCCGTTCTCGCGCGCCTGGATCGCGGCGACGAAGTCCTGGCCCGGGTTGAAGCCGTCGTCGACCTTGTTCGCCGTGGCCATCTTGTTGAGGTAGGCGGTGAGGTCGAGGCCCTGGTCGGCCGCGTTCTTCAGGAGCTGCTCGGGCGACTCGATCCCGGGCGTGTCCTTCGGGCGGTTCTGGTTCCCGATCTCCTGGCCCTGCTTCGCCAGGGCGAGGTTGCGGGCATTGATCTGGTCCTTGACGAACGCGGCCGCGGCCGGGCCCAGCTTCTGGGCCGCGGCGATCTCGGCCTGCTCCGAGGCGGACCAGCCACTCGTCCCGGCGCCCGGGAGGAGCGGGTTGGCGACCTTCGAAGAATCCCCACCGTCGCGACGCCCGGAAGAGTCAGGAGCCACGGCCTGGGCGAGCGCCCGGGACCCGGCGGCGCCGGTGGCGGGATCGACCGAGGGGGAGCCAGAGGACGCCAGGGCGACGTCGTTGGTCCGGCCCGAGCCCGACTCGGTGCCGGCGATCGCGGCGAGCATCGCGGGGTAGTCCCCGGCCTTCTGCGCGGCCCGGGCCCGTTCCATGGCGGCCGGGTTCTTGGTCAGACCCTCCCACCGGGTGAGGCCGTACTTGTTCGCCACCTGGATGGCGAGCCGGTCCTGGACCTCGGGGGTGAACACCGTGGTCCTCGGATCCATCCCGAGGTCCCGGGCCGCCTCCAGCATGGTGCCGCCGACCATCTGGTACTTGCCCGAGGCCGAGGCGCCGAGGACCTTGCCGTTGAGGACGCCGACCCTGGCCGCCCTCGTGTTCGGGATCAGGGTGTCCCGCCCGAACCGGTCGACCTGCTCCAGGGTCATGGTGGTGAGCGGCTGGGGCGGCTTGCCGTACTTGCCGTTGCCCACGACCACGTCGTAGCCGGCCGCCTCCACGGTCGGCCCCCGGCTCGTCTGGTTCCGGTCCCGGTAGGTCTTCTGGGCGGCATCGGCCAGCGCCCGCTCTGACAGGCGACCGCTTCCGGCCGCCGCCATCACGGCCGGCGTCGGCGGAGCCGCGGCCCGCAGCCTGCCGTCCTGGAGGGAATCGCCCCCGACGGCGCCGGCCGCTGCCCGGAAGGCGGGATCGCTCGGCACGGTCCGGTCCCCGGCCGCGGCCTCCAGGGCGGAGACGGCGGTGCCGGGATTCGTGGTCACGGTCGAGGGCGCCGTGGTCGTAAGGGGGGGAGCCTCGACCCTCTGGCGGGGAACCAGGTCGACGAGGGACTGCCTCTGCTCGCCCGGGATGTCGACCACGCCGTCGGACTTGGTCGGCCAGACCCCGGACTTGGCGGCGGCGTCGATCGCCCCGTTGAGGTCGGCCTTCTCCTCGGCGCTGAGGCGCCCGTCCGCGGCGACGCGCTGCTTGGCCTGCTCCGCGGACGAGGCCATGTTCTCGCCGGTCATCAGCGAGTCGAGCCAGCGCTTCACGTTCTCGGTGCGGATCCGCTCCTGGGCCTTCAGGGCGTTGGTGGCGTAGCCGGCCTGCTCGTCGCCGATGTTGACGACCGACTTGCCCGAGGAATCCCGCCAGTCCTGGTAGTCCTTCGGCTTGTAGCCGGCAGCGTCCCACATCGCGGCGGTCTCGGCCGAGCCGGCGAGCGCCTGCGCCGCCGCCGGGTTGGTCCGGCGGAGCTGGTCGATCTCGGCGAGGCGGGCGTTGAGCGGCCCCTGCGCCGCCATCTGCTCGTCATCGACCCTCTTGTCGTCACGGTCCTTGTCGAGCTTGAACTGGTTCGTCTCGTTCTCCAGGAACGGCTTGCGGATCCGGGCCTCCTCGGTGGCGACGTCGACCTTCGCCTTCGAGGCGTTCGAGGCGTTGAGCGCGCGCTGGCCATCCAGCAGCAGCGGATCCATCTGCCGGGCCTGGTCGAGCGCCTGCTGCGCCGTCTCGTTGGCGAGGTAGGGCTTCCTCACGTCGGCGGCGAAGGTGGCGTCCCGCAGGGCGTTCTGCTGGCCGTAGCCCGTGGTCAGGACCTCGGTCTGCTTGTTCTGGAGCTGCTTCTGGACCGTGTCGAACAGCACGCCTTGCTGCTGGTTCAGGAACTTGATCGCCTCCGGGTTGACCCGGGACAGGTCGATCCCGCCGAGCGCCGTGCCGCTGGCGAGCGCCTCCTTCAAGGCGGCCGGGTCCTGCTGCTGGGCGGCGAAGGCCATGACCTTGCCGCTCTCGGCCCGGGTCTGCCAGTCGGTGTAGTCGTTCAGGCCCTGCACCCCGGCGGCGAACCCCTTGTTCATGAGGTCGCCGGCGGTGCGCATCAGGTCGGCGCTGGCCCCGACGTTCGGGGTCCCGATCTCGCGCCAGGTGATCTGTCCCATCTTGGTCCCCGATTAACGCGGTGTTGTCGTTGCCTCCCTTGTATCAGGAAGTGCGGCGGCGCTGGAGCTCGTGCGTCCGGAGGTACTCGTCGGCCTGGGCCTGGCTGGTGCCTCCGGCCTGGCCGGCCTCGGCCGCCACCCGGCCCCGCATCTTGTCTTGGAGGGTGGTGTTGTAGGCCATGATCGCGTTGGCCATGTTCTGCTCGCCGAAGTCGCGCTGCATGGCGAGGTTCTCCTTGGCGAGCTTCTGGGCCTGCCAGGCGCCATAGAGGTTGCCCGCCACCTGGATCCCGGCGAGGCCGAGCTTCATCGTGTCCATGTTCCAGCCGAGCTCGCCTCCCGGCAGCGCCCCGGCCCCGGAAGCGGGACCGCCGGCGGCGTTCGGCGTCGCCGGGATCTGTTGCCGGGTGAGGGGATCGATCTCGACCTGCCCGGCCGCCGCCGCGGCCTGGGACGGGCCCACGTTGCGCAGCGCCACCCCGAGCGGGTTCGAGGCTCCAACCTGGGTCTGCCCGTAGGAGCCGATCGAGGAGAGGTCGACGTTCGAGACGGGAGCCGGGGCCGTCGGCATGACCATCGAGGGGACCCCGGCGCTCTGGGCCCAGGTCACGTTCGGGCCGGTCAGGCCGAAGTTGGCGATGGCGCTACCCATGATAATCACCCCTTATTTTTGTTGGTTATTAGGTGAAGGCGTCGGGGAGCTTGGTGGTGTACTCCGCGAAGTTCGTCAGCAGGTCGTTCGACAGGGTGGCGATATCCGACCCGGTCATCAAGGTCCGGGTCAGGAAGGTGTCCCGGCTCTCGTTGAGGACCCGTTCCCCGGAATCGGTGAGCCAGGTCGGGTCGATGTACACCGGGGCGCCGAAGGTCTCCAGGTACTGGCGCTGGATGGCGCCGAGCTGACCCTGGAGGTCCTTGGCGTAGAGCTCGGTCTCGCGCACGATCCGCTGGGTCTCCAGCTGGATCTCGGTCTCCCAGGCCTTGCCCGCCGCCTGGGTCAGCTTCATCAGGTTGTCGGCCCGCATGAAGTCGCCCCAGTTCACCGCGAGCTGGCCGGTGGCCTGGAAGTTCGAGGCGACGTTGCCGATCACGATGACCGCGATCGCGGCGATGAGCTGGCCGATCGTCGGGCCGAACACCGCGGTCGCCGCCTTCTCGATGATCGAGACCAGGACCAGGGCGGCGAGCGCGTTCACCACCGCCCCGACGATCGCGGCGGTGATCCCGGTCAGGCCGAGCGAGGTGCCGACCGCCAGGGCGGTGCCGAGCAGGCCGACCGTGGTGCCGCCGGTCAGCACCGCCGAGACCACCGCGATCGCCACGACGATCAGGACCTGGAAGATCCCGACCTCGTACCAGCGCTGGCGCCTCACCTGGAAGCAGTTGAAGACCAGGAAGCAGCAGGCCGTGGCCATCTGGGTGGCGTGGACGAGCGGGGTCTGGCGGAAGGTCTCGTAGTGGAGCGGGACGATGAAGCCCGACTCCTCCCCGTCGGCCAGCGCCTCCGGTCCGGTGATCACGATGGCGTAGTTGCCGTAGATGAAGTTGCGGTGGACCAGGTCGCGGATGTCGAGGTAGCGGTGGCTGTTGTCCCCGGTCTGCCAGTACAGGCGGATATGGCCGCCCTGGCCCGGGAACTTGCCCGCCTTCTTCATCGTGCTGTCGCCGGTGCCGGGCTGCCCGAAGGCCAGCGTCTCGAACCAGAGGTCGCCGCGCCTGGCTCCCGGGCGTCCCTGCCCTTGCGCGAAGCTCTCCCGGATCGAGCCCCATTCCAGCCGCATGTCGTAGCCGGTGAAGAAGGGGCCGGTGTTGGTGATCCGGATCGAATTCGTCCCGCCCACCAGGCCGCCGGACGGGCCTGACGGCCCGCCCCGCTGGCCCTGCATCAGCAGGGAGAAGAACTCATAGAGGTAGCGCTTGCAGCTCTTCTCGATGACGTTCAGCGACACCCCGAGCGAGACGTAGGTGTAGTCGATGTCGTCGAGGTCCTTGTTGTCGGCGACCTTGTCGACGAGCTCGTCGAACTTGCCGCCGTTGGTGAGTTTCTTGTAGGCCTTCTTCGCCTCCCGGTAGGCGTCGTTGAAGTACTGGGGCGAGAGGAAGTTCGAGTTGATCCGCACCGGGATCATCGGGAAGAACTGGCCCAGGGGCTTGGCGTCCTCGGCCAGGGCGTCGAGGTCGGCGTTGCCCGAGCCGATCCGGTAGATGAAGACCTGCGGGGGCCCCTGGACCGTCTCCTCGCCCGTCTGGTTCCCGTCGGCGTCGTAGGTCGGGTTCGTGGTGGCGATCGAGTAGGCCGCGTAGAGGTAGCTCGCCGCCGTGTCGTAATCCTCGGGCACGAAAGTCGAGACGGTGCCGTCCTCCAGGGTGACCGTGATCTCCGCGGAGCCAGGGGCGAAGGTGGCGACCCACTCCGATTCGATCAGGTCGGGGTGGTTCTCCCCCATCCACCGCTCGGCCCAGAACGAGTAGTCGGCGAAGCCCGCCGTGGCCGAGTCGACCGTGAGCTCCTGGTTCGGATCCAGGGTGACGGCGGCGGAGACCGCCTCCGTGACCAGGGCGTCCGAGACCGTGCCGAGGCCCTGGATCGAGCCCGAGCACATCCCGATGAAGCGGTAATGGTCCGGCTCGCCCTGGTAGGCGGCCCAGCGGTAGAAGGCCCGGAGCTGGATGCCCGGGCCGGCGAGCTCGCCCTGGATGATCGAGTCGGCGATCGAGAGCTTGGTCCCGGACAGCACGTTGCGCAGGACCAGGCCCTGGAGGTAGTTCGGTCGCTGCGTGACGTCCCCCGCCAGGTTGTAGACGACGGAGGAGACCGAGACCGTCTTGTCGGCCGAGAAGAAGCCCATGGTCAGGTCGGCATCATCACGTTGGTCTTGATCTGGTTGAAGAAGCGGTCCAGCGCCGCGTTGGTGAAGCCGGTCGGCGGCAGCAGGCCCTCGTCCTGGGTCTTCTGCACCGTCCAGGCATCGGCCAGCATCTTGCCGATCTTGGTCTCGGCGTCGCGCTTGTAGCTCTCGATCTGCTGGGAGTAGAGCGCCTTCTGCTTGCCGACCGAGCCGAACACCTCGGTGCCGTCGAAGCGGGTGTCCGCGGTCTGGGCCCGGGCGCCGTTGGCCTGCTCGGTGAGGAGGTCCTTCTGGATCGGCAGGACCTGGGCGTTGGTGAAGGTCTTGGCGAAGTTGTCGAGCACCAGGCCCTCCCGCTGGAGGTCGAGGATCAGGCCCTGCTTGCCCAGGTTGGCGTAGGTGACGTCCTCGGTGGCGAGCTTCAGCTTCGTCAGGGCGTAGTTGACCTCCATGGTGAGCGCCTCGTAGCGCGCCCTCTGGTAGGCGAGGCGGGCCACCTCCAGCTCGACCCGGGCCTTGACCTTCTCGATCTGGGCGGTCTGGGCCTGCTGCTGGAGCATCCGGGCCTGCCAGTGGGCGGCGTCCTTCCCGAGCGCGAACTGCACCCCGGCCGACAGGGCGGCCTGGATCATGCCGAGGTAGGTCTTGCTGTACTCGTTGCCGGTGATCCGGCCCTCGCGGCGCTCGACCACGATCAGGTCGGTCAGGGTCTTCATCAGGCCGTTGATGCCGAGCTGGAGGTCCTCCAGCTTCACGCTGGGCACGTCCTCGAACAGCGGGCCCGAGGCGTCGGGCTGGGCGAAGATGGTCTTGTCGATCTCGACCGCCGGCAGGTCGAAGGTCTTGCCGGCCACCAGCGCCGCGAGGAGCGCCTGGGCGAGTTCGTCGGAACCAGTGGGGCTGGCGGCAGGCATGGGTCGGCCCTTTCCGGGTCTCGTTGGGGGAGGAGGGGCCCACGCCCCTCCCTATCGAATCAGGCGTCGGCGGCGAGGCGGTTCGTCGAGCGCTGGTCCTTGGCGAGCTCGGCGAGCTCCTCCGGGGTCAGCGGCGGCAGCACGTCGAGGGAGTATTCCGTGAGCTCCACGCCGACCGGGCGGGCGTTCTCGCCGGTGCCGACCATCTTCACGCCGTTGTACTTCTTGCCCTTGAGGTACTCGTAGATGCAGCGCTCGACGTGCCAGCCGTTCTCGGTCACGTCGCCGAAGGGCACGTAGCGGGTGACGTTGCCGATGAACTTGTTGGCCACCGTGACCCAGGTGCCCTTCAGGTCCTTGTTCTTCGGATCCAGGTTGCGGATGCGCAGGCGCACCAGGGCGAGCTGGTCGTCGCGCTGGCTCTTCATCAGGGCCTGGCGGGAGCGCTCGGCGTCGAAACGGGCCGGGCCGGGCGGCGCCTTCTGGCCTTCGTTGACGGCCTTCCGCTCCTCGATGCGCTGGGCCAGGGTCTCGGCCCCGATGTTCGGGGAGAAGGCGATGCCCATCTGGGTCGCCTGCGCCTTCAGGAGGTCGAGCTCGCTCGGGCCCTGGTTCTGATCGCTGGACATTAACCGCTCCGATTTTCTTGGTCTTAAAAACGAAAAAGGGGAGGGAGAAAACTCCCTCCCCCTCCTCTCGATTTAGTCCCGTTAATCAGGTTCGGGCAACGGTCTTGATCAGGGCGATGCGCTCGGGGCGCCGGATCAGGATGCCGTAGTACCACTTCATCGAGGAGAACCCGGTCTCGCCGTAGGGGTCCTCCGGGCGCGCCATGGCCTGGCCGGGCATCTTGGTGATGATGTTGAACTTCATCGCCTTGCCGTCGGTCTGGAAGCCGATGGTGACGAAGCTGTCGTCGCCGACCACGAGCATCGGGTAGACGTCGTAGCGCAGCTTGCCGCCCTTGGTGGAGGCGCGGTAGCCGGGGTTCGAGACCACCTCGGCGCCCTCGCCCTCCCAGCGCAGCATCTCCTGCACCTGGATGATCCGGAACTCGTAGATCGAGCCGACCTCGCCGAGGATGATGTTGCCCTGGTCCGCGTAGTGCTGGACCGCGAGGAACGCCTCCTTGCCGTGGTTGGTCTTCAGGTCGCGCAAGGTCGGAACCAGCTCGGAGCCCACGTACATGATGCGCGAGGCCGGGAGCGTCCGGGTGTCGACGTTGCGCGAGCCGGTGAAGACCTTGGTCTGCTTCGGGGTGCGGTTGTCGGTGAGCACCTGCTCCAGGCGGATGAAGTCGTCCCACACCACCTCGGAGTTCGGCACCTTCACCGTGGTGCCGTCGGCCTCGAACACCGTCTCGCCGGTGATCGTGGCCTGGGAGACGGCGGCGCCGCCGTAGACGACCACGCCGGCGGCGGCGAGGAGGTCGAGCTGGAGGATCGCCTCGGTCATCTGGACCGCGCCGTTCATGAGCTCGGTGGACAGGTAGTCCATGAGCTGGTCGTCGGAGTCGAACTTCACCGACTCGTCGGAGTGCTCCATGAAGATGCCGAACTTGTGGAGCGTCCCCTCGCGCACGATGCGGGTGAAACCCACCCGGTTCACCCGGCCGCCGTTCTCGGTGAGGAACGGGATCTTGGAGGTCACCTTGCCGACGTCGCGGGACGAGCCGTAGAGGTTGCCGTTGGCGATGGTGGCGCCCGAGGCGTCGAGGCCCTGGTCGTTGACGTTGCGGTCGTCGAGCAGCGGGATGTACTCGTGGACCCGGACCGCCTTGCCGAAGTGCATCGGCAGCGTCCAGGACGGAGCCAGCTGCGAGAAGAAGGCCTGGCGGCGGGCGGTGACGATGGCCTTCTTCAGGTAGTAGAAGGTGCGCATCTGCTCGGCGCCGGAGGCGGCGTCGATCGTCGACGCCTGGCCGTCCGCGGGAGCGTTGTAATTCAGCATTTTAGGCCCCTGTTTTCTTCGTTGTTATTGGGACGGGTGGGTGGAGGCTCCTAGCCTACCACCCGGATCAGTGTGGTCCTGCCTGCTTCATGAACTCGTCGTCGGACATGCCGAAGAAGTTCTGCGCCTTCTGAGCGGGCGCGCTCGCGGGCTTGGTCGGTGCTGCCGCCCTGGCGGCGGGTCCGTTCTGAACCGGGGGCTTCGGGGCATCCACCACCACCGCGACTCGCTTCGGTTCCGGGGCCGAAGGTGGAGAGGCCGGTGCCTGGGGAGGCTGTGCCGGGGGCGCCTGCGGTGCCTGGCGCTGGAACGCGGGAAGGTCTGCGAAACCGCCGCGCGCCTCGACCTGGTCGCCGATCGCCTTGTAGACCGATAGGAACGGGGCGTTCCTGTCGAGGGTGCCCAGGGTCTTCTGTCGCTCGACCTCCTCGGCGATCCGGGCGTAGATGCCCGTCTCTCGGTGGGAGTGCATGATCGACAGGAGGCCGGGGTTCTTGAACAGGGCTTCCTTGGAGTCCGGGTCCCAGGTCTCGTGGAGGGTGCGGATCGTCTCCTGGCCGCCTTCGAGGCTCTTCACCTCCTTGATGGCGTCGTTGAAGACGATCTCGTTCTCGCTGACGGACCTGTCGACCGGCGCGTACTCTGTAGGGGCGCCGGGGTCGATGTCAACGGGATCGATCCCCGAATCCTTGACGAGCTTCTTGATCGCGTCCTGGTTCCCGTTGAGCAGGTCGATGGCGTAGCTCAGGCGGGACTCGTCGAGCACGCCGGCCTTGTCGAGCATCGCTAGGATCCGGCGCTGCGGCGCCATCTCCTGGATCAGGCGCTCGGCGCCCAGGCCCTTCTGCATCAGGCGCCGGGCATCCTCGGGCGAGCGGACCTCGAAGGTCTTGCCGTTCGCCCTCAGGGGCGCGGTCAGCACCTTGTAGCTCTCCTCGTAATTCGGGGGAGCGTCGGTCTTCGGTTCCTCCTTGGCGGGCTCTGCCGGAGGCTCCTTCGCCGGCTCCGGCTTCGCCTCGGCCGGCTTCGGGGCCTCCAGCTTGTCGTCGGCCTGGGCGAGGGGGTTCTGGTCCGCGGCCGGGGCAGGTTCGGGCGCCGGCTCCTGCGGGGCGGGCTCCGGAGCCGGCTCCTGGACGGGCTCGGCGACCGGCTCCTGCACCGGGTCCTGGGCGGGCGGTTCGGCCGCCGGGGGCGCAGCCTCCGGGGCCGGAGGGGCCGCCATGTTGGCGAACTCCTCATCCGAGAGGGCGAAGATGTCCTTGTCGCTCATCGTGATCTTTCCGCCTGGGAGCCAGGTGTAGGAGAGGGAAGGGGGTTACTCGGCCGGGACGTGTTCCTCGGCCCGCATCTCGTCGAGGAGTTCCCGGTGGCTCTTGATCGAGCTCTCCGCGGTGTCGCCCATCCGGATCGCCGCGGAGAGGAACTGCTTCAGGTAGCCGCCGGACCGGGCCGCGTCGAGCGACGCCTTACGGGTCTCCTCGTTGGCGTTCTCCGAGACCGAGAGGTGGACCTGGCGCACCGCCTCGTCGCGCAGGTAGCCCTGCTCGATCACCAGCCTGAAGTCGGGGTTGGCGTGCAGCCGGTGGATCGCGTCGCGCCGGTCGACCAGGCGCTGGGCATCCTCGATGTGAAGCTCGACCTCGTGGATATCCGACATAATGTTTTCCCGTATTAAGGCCGGTTACTGAACCGGTCCCATCGCGGCGATTTCTACGGGATTAACCTCCATAGGGCCAGGGGCAGGCGGGGGCGGGGCGTTGTTGCGGCGCGGGTCGGAGAGGTCCTTCGACATCTGGTTCCAGCCGACCATGGCCTCGATCTTGGGATCGCCCTCCCCCTCCTTGCGCGGCTTGCCGAGCGCCTTGGTCACCTCCAGGTCCTGGTTCGCCTTGCCTTGGGCGCCGAGGCGTTCCAGGTCGCGCGCCTGCTTCGTGCCGGTCTCCTGCTCGACCACGTCGAGGTCGATCTGGTCCGCCTCGACCTGGAGCTTCTGCCCCTTGGCGAAGTTCAGCTCGATCTCGGACTGGGCCTTCTGGATCTGGATCTGGAGCAGCTGGATCTCCAGCATCAGCTTCTGCTGAACCAGAGGATCGGGCGGCGGCGGCTGCCAGGCCCTGAGCTTCGCCTCCAGCTCCGGCATCCGCTTCAGCCGGGCGATCTCGGCCAGCACCTCCATGGTCATCTTCGGGTCGCCCTTCGGCCCGATGGTCTGGAGCATGAAGGCAAGGTCCTGGGCCTTGGCGTTGTCCGCCTCGGCCGTGGAGATGTCGACCTTCAGGTCGAACTCGCCCTCCAGGTCCTCGCGCCGGACCTGGACGAACTGGGTCTCGGTGACCCGGATGGTCTCCTCCTCCGAGAGGAAGAGGGCGTTCATCGCCACGATCATCCGACCGGCCTTGACGATGCCGCCGGCGAGGCGGCGCAGGATCGCCGCCTCCCGCTTCGAGGCCGCGTCGAGGGCCCCGCGGATCCCGGTGGCGGTGTCACCGAGCGCGTTGCCGGAGAGCCCGCCCGAGAAGCTCTTCACCCCGGTCAGCGCCTCGGCCTGGTCGGTCTGGAGCTGGAGCATCTGCATGACCGCGCCCGGGATTTCCGGGAAGGTCATGGTCTTGATCGCCGCCTCGATCGGCATCGAGGGGTTGATCTCGGCGTCGAGCCCCTGCTCGAAGCGGCGCTTGTTCACCGGGTCGAACAGGCCCTTGGCGGTCAGCGTCTGGGCGTTGGCCGAGCGGCCCATCAGGTCGATCGCCCCGCGCATCACGGCGCCGACGATCTGCTGGTGGTCCTCCAGGAGCTCCGCGTCCGGCTCGCCGAAGATCGAGTTCTCGACCGGGGTGTAGGGCACCGGGATGAACGGGAAGAAGCCGCCGGGGAAGGGCGAGCGCTCGCAGCGGACCAGGGTGTCCCCGACCCAGGTACAGATGACGGGCACCAGGACCTCGTCGCCCTCGACGTCCCACCAACCGTAGTACTCGTAGGCCACCACCTTCTTGCGCAGGCGGTCGGCGAACTGGAAGCTCGGGTCCCGGCTGTTCTGCTCGTAGTTCGAATCGGCGATCGGCGTGGCCGATTCCCAGTTCACGTGCTCCAGGTTCTTGTAGCGGCCGTCCTTGAGCATGTCCGCCTTCGAGGTCTCGAAGGAGCGGATGGCGAACTTGGCCTGGTCGAAGTCGTCGCCGCAGCTCGGGTCCCAGTAGAAGTTCTTCAGGTTGATGACCTGGACGGTCGGGTGGTTGGCGACCACCCGGGTCTGCTTCACCCGCTCCGTGCCGATCCGGCTCACCACCGTGGCCTGGCCGTTCTCGGCGAGGTAGTCGACCGCCCGCTTCATCTCGGGCGGGTGGGTGGCCTCGTAGCCGTCCGGGTCCTGGTTCCGCTGGAGGTAGGCCGCGTTCAGGGCCTCCGTCTGGAGGGGGTCGGCCTCGTCGTGGGCCCAGACCGGGGCCTCGACCCACTCGTCCCGGGTGATCCGGCACCAGCCGACCATCAGCACCGAGGACCCGTTGTTGCAGGTCGCGCGCACGTACTGGTCGATCAGGACCTGCCGGTTGATCCGGGTGTCCCACTGCCAGTTCAGCACGATCTCGTTCTGGCGGGCGTTGGGCCCGTCCCCGCCGGAGCGCGGCGAGACCGAGAAGAGCTTCGCGGTCGAGTTGAGCGGCTCCGACAGGGCCGAGATGCGCCACTCGACCTGCTGCTTGGCGAGCTTCGGCTGGACCGAGGAGCGTCCCTTGGCGTGCTTCGGCTTGAACCGGCCCTGCGCCTTGATCAGGTCGTTCCAGCGCGTGACGTTGGCGACCACGGTGTCGTGCGAGGAGCGCGAGGATTCGAGGTCGGCCCTGAGCTCCGGCACCGTGGGCTCGCGGGCCCACGCGGTCAGCTTCGGGGCGTTGCCGGGCTGGAAGGCCAGGACGTTGTCCCGGGCGTTGACGAGGGTCATTTTCTTTTCCCGGCCCGTTATTATTCGGGGGTTAAAGGTCGTTCATTATCCCATTACCGGGCCCGGCGTCACCCGTTGTTGCCGTCGGTGGACTTGCCGTCCGAGGGCATGATCGCCGGGCTCTCGGCCCGGGACGCCCACCAGCGCGTGGTGTGGTAGTCGATGTACCCCGAGACCACCCAGGGGCTCTCGATCCCCTCGGGCATCAGGGCGCACAGGGGAACCAGGTGCCGTCCGGGATTCCTCTGGACGCCGGAGCGGGCGTCGAACGAGGCGCCGGTATCGGCCCGGTAGGGGAAGACCGAGGAGACGTCGCCGGTCCGGTCCCGCACCTCGAACGCCACATGGACCGGCTTGGCCACCTGGGTCTTCGAGAACTCCCAGGCCCAACAGAGCCTGCGATCCTCCTGGCTCCAGGTCACCCGGGACACCCGCTGCTGGTCGAGCACCGGCCAGAGCTGGCGGTCGAGCCAGGGCAGGGCGAAGAGCCAGAACAGGGCGCAGCTCGCCAGCATGAACAGGTAGAGTGGCGCCGCCAGCAGGACGTAGGTCCCGATCGGCGACGGCGGCTTGGATTCGGCGGCCAGCTCCCTGGCGAGGTCGGTCGTCATCAGGGTCGGCCCGTCGAAGGATTGATCGTGGTCGGAGGCGGCGGATAGTAGGTCGGCTGCTGCGGCGTGAATCGCATCAGGACCAGGCTGCACAGGCCCAGTACCAGAATTCCGGTCAGGACGAGCCAGGCATGGGAGACGATCTTCTCCTGGGTCTCAAGGCGCGAGATCGAGGCGGCCTGGACCTTCCGGAACCGTAGGATGTCCTCGCGCTTGGTCAGGTCGATGTCGAGCAGGATGAACGCCTCGGCGACGGCGCTGCGCGCCGCCTCCTTGGCGTCCGGGATCTCCTCCTTGATCTTGGCCGCGGCGAGGTTCGCCGCCACCGTGATCGCGGCGAGCACCTCGGGAGGGACGGGCGGGTTCTGGTTCTCGGGCACGCTACGCGATCCTCGATCGTGCCGGTCCGCCAGGCGGATGATCTGGGCCGAGAAGACGTCCCGCCTCGGCGTCCGGACGGGCCGGCGGTAGTCCGGGTGTCCGTGACGGTCCCGCTCCCACAGGGGCTGGGCGAGGGCGAGCGCTGCGGCCATGGGAGACTCCGGTCATCGGCGCCCCCTATCGAGAGAGGCGCGGCAGGACGCCGGGAAAGCCGAACGGGGAGACCCGGCAGGGATCGGAGCTCCCGACATTCGGGGCTCCCGGTTGCCGCGTAAACGCTTGAGCTTCCGGCCTGCTCCCGAGGATCCCGCCCGAGACGTCCGAGAGGGCGCCGTTGGCCCCGTTCCGGATCCCCTCCTCCACGGCCTTCTGAGCCTGGGCCATGACCTTGGGCAGCAGCTTATCGACCAGGTAGGCCTCGGCCTGGGGAACCAGGACCTCGCGGACCTGGCGCTTTCCCCAGACCACGCCCTGGTAGCCGACGAGGAGGACGAACAGCGCCGTGACCGCGTAGCGGGGAAACGGCGTGTTCGTCAGGAAGTGGCGGATCCTCCTCACGCCAGCCTCCCCTCGCGCTTGGCCTCGACGAGATCCCTCGCCGCACGGTCGGCCGAGTACCACCACCAGAAGGCCAGGCCCCCGGCGACGGCGAGCACCAGCCAGAGCGGCACCGAGTCGAAGTTCGCCGCCCATTCCTGGACCTGGTTCTTGGCGTCGAGGAAGTTCTCCAGCAGGAACTTCAGGAACGCCACGATCCCGGCGAACGCCCCGGCGAGCCAGGCTCCTGCCTTCTGGCGCAGGCTTTCCTTGGCCGCGACGTTGCCCTCGGCGGCGAGCGTCGAGGTCGTCGCCAGCAGGCGCTTCTCGGAGACGGGGCGGACGAACGGCTCCTGGAGTGCCGAGAGTGTGGCGGGATCGGTCTGGCCCGTGACCGGGCGGATGCCCTTGTCGGTTTGGAAGGCGGCGAGGGCACCGCGGGTCTTGCCGCCCCAGAGGCCGTCGACCTCCCCCACCTCGTGGTAGCCGATCTCCTTGAGACGCTTCTGGAGCCCGGCCACCTCGGCCTTCGAGAGCATCCGCTTCGCCGGCTGCGCCGGACTCGCGGCGCCCTCGCCGTCCTCGTGGCCAGGCTCGGAGGATGATTCCCAGTGGCGATCGATCAGCTTCCTGGCCTTACGGGTCCAGGTTTCCCGGCCCTCCAGCCCGACCGTGCCGCCGTTGACCCGCTTCGTCACCGCGAGGATGGCGGCGTCCGACATGCCCCGGTCGGCGAGCTGGTTCAGCCCGTTCGCCTTCCAGAAGGCGCAGGCGGCGTAGAGGGCCCCCGGCATCTTCCGGAGCTCGGCCGCCTTCCCGGCGAGTCCCTGCTCCTCGTAGTTGTCCCGGCCGGTCAGCATGATGAGGCCGCCGCCCCGGAAGTCCCAGGCGTCGGCAGTCCCGGGGCGGTTGCCCATCCGGCCGCCGTAGACCTTCTCGGCGAGCGCCTTCGGGTTGCGTAGAAAGGGCGTGGCCGAGGCCGCCGTCGGGAAGCGCTTCGGCCAGACGGCGCAGAGGCGCTTGGCCGTGGTGTAGGTCAGGCTCTCCTCCAGCCGGGAGAAGCCCAGGCTCTCCTCGGCGAGCTGGCCGACCCAGTGGCAGACACGATCCTTCGTGGTCAGCCCGATCTTGGCGGAAAGCTCGGGCATGAGGTCGTCGATGCCCTCGACGATATCCTCCCGGGCGTTCGGGCAGACCGCGTGGATGAAGTCGCCCCAATCCTTAATCATTAAAACCCCCGCCGGGTTATCCCGGTCTTGGTCGTTAATCGAAGGGTATGCCCCTCCGCGCATAAACCAAAACCCCCGGCGGGGCGATGCGGCTCAGGCGAGCCAGGTACGCGTCATGACACGTCGGCGGGACGGGGCCGGTTCCGGCTCCGGATCGGGGTCCGGCTCGTCGGGGACCACGACCTGGGAAGCGAGCTCCGTGGCGAGGTTACCGTAGTCGACGACCTCGCCGTTGGCGTTCTCCCAGACGATCTTGACGAGCACGTTATAGCGGCCGTTCGGATACGTGTCGGGAGGGCCGTCCCAGTAGAAGGCCAGGCTCGTCGTTCCGCCCGAGCCCGGCTCCGCGTTGAGGTAACCGACCCGTGCCCCGGGCAGGGACGGGCCGTTGGCCGGATCCCAGTTCGGATCGTCGGCCCCGAGGACCTCGAAGGACTTGACCCGCACGTTCAGGACGTTGACCCCGAAGAAGTATCCGGGGGCATCGATGCGGCGGACCCCGTAGACCGAGGCGAAGAAGTAGGTCGCCATCGCCTCAGCCCAGCGGGAACTTGAACAGCGCGGTGAAGGTGCGGAACTTCGTCGGGGTCCCGTCGGCGTTCTGGAGAACCAGGCTCGACCCGGCCGGGATCGCGTAAGGGTTGGCGATCAGGCCCGGCGAGCGGGTCCAGGTGGCGAAGGCCGAACCCGAGTCGTAGGTGAGGGTCCCAAGCACCGTGCCCTGAACCTCCCCCTTCAGGCAGATGAGGTTCAGGGTCCCGGCCCCGTTGGCGCCCTCCAGCCCGGAGCGGGCCACGACGAGCGGGCTGTCGGTCCCGAGCAGGCAATCCGCCGCCACCCCCGAGAACCCCACCGCCTCGTAGGCCGGGACCTCGCCCCCGAGCGAGGCGAACGAGACGAGGAGGTGGGTCGCTCCCCCTCCGCCGACGGCGTCCTCGCCGGGATCGCCCTTCGGCCCCTTGAGCCAGGCCACGAAGGCGGCCTCGTCCTTGCCGGTGTTGCCGGGCTGATCGAGCCAGGACTGGAAGGCCGACTTGCCCGGGGCTCCGGGATCGCCGTCCGCCCCGTCTTCCCCCGGCTGGGGCCGGTAGATCGGCGACCAGCCGACATCCCCCTCGTAGCGGATCCGGACGTAGATCCCGTCGTAGTCCATCTCCAGTTTGCGCCCATCCGCGCCCTTCTGGATCTGGTAGAGGTTGATCCAGGAGGCGGCCGGCTGGTCCGAGTACTTCGTCTGGACCCAGCCCTGGTACTGGCGCAACTGGATCCGGATCAGACCCTCGTCGTCGCAGAGCCCGCCCCCGTCGGAGCAGCCGCAATCGGAGCCCGGCTCCTCGGGAAGCGGGGTCGTGGGCGCCAGCGGCACGTAGCCGGCCAGGCGGGGATCGTTCGGGTCGAGGGGCATCGTCTCACTCCGTGGGGGCGAGGAGCTCGGCGGCCCGGGCCTCCCCGAACAACTGGATCGCCGCTCCCTGGAGGAGCGGCCATTCCTCGGCGTCCGAGCGGAAGGTCTGGGCCGCGTCGAAGATCCGGCGCATCCGGGTCGGCTGGCCCGCGAAGGCCTGGTCGATCGCCTCGGCCTCGGGGTCCGAGCAGCGCCGGTAAAAGTCGAGCTTGGCCACCACGACCACGGGCGCGGCGCCCGGATCCCGGAGGATCGTGCCGGAGGCGTCGTCGGGAACCAGGTCCCCGAGCCCGTAGGCGGCGTCGATCTTCCTGACGACGGCGCCGGCGTAGTCGGGGGCCGCCAGCACGGCGGCCTCCTGGTTGTCGTCGTGGTAGGCCGCGACCCGGCCCTCGCGCAGAACGTAAAGCATCGCGTCCTCGTCAGGCGTTGTAGATCAGCGCGCCTGTGTTGCCGATCGTGTTGAGAGCCGGGGTGATCGAGGAATAGTTCGAGGCGTGGGATCCATACACCCGCACTTTCGAGTCGAAGGAACCCTCGATCCGGCTCGACGCCACCCGACCCCCGTAACCGCGCAGGGCGTACTGGGTGATCGGCATGCTGACCCATCCCGAGATGAAGCTGAGGACGCAGCCTCGGCCGACGCCGCCGATGCTCGTGTTCCGGGGCAGCCAGACCTTGCCGCCCGTGGCCAGGATTCCGAAGTCGTAGGCCGCCCCCTGCGAGAGCGCGCCGAGGTCGCCCAACCCCAGCCTGGCGTTGGAGTTGACGGTGATCCCCCAGTACGACGCCGCGCACTGGATCCGGCCCGGGCCCAGGATGTCGAGGGCCTGGCCGTAGCGGGGGGCCTCCGCCACGGCGCCGTTGTCGAGGAGGATCGGACGGGCCGAGTAGGCATGAATCGCCAGGTTGCCCAGGCAGACGCGGGACAGGCCCTCAAAGACACCGATCCCGACGCCGGCCCCGCTCGATCCCTCGCCCGAGCTCCGCATGGCCAGGTTGCCGATCCCGCCGAGGACCGAGTTGTAGATCATGATACCGTCTGTCCGGGCAGGCGAGGAGACCTGGCTCGGGTAGTGCACGAGCGACAGCGTGGCGTAGTTCGACCCGGAGAGCGCCATGTTGGCGACGTTGGCCAGGTTGGTCCAGGAGCTCTGGCGGATCGTGATCGAGTCGACGCTGGAGGCCCGCACGACGCCGGTACCGCAGATCGCGGGCCAGTCCGCTGTCGGGGTTCCGGCCCCGACCTGGCCCTCGATGCCGACGACGGTCCCGACGACGAAGCGGGAGAAGTCGGCCCCCGACCACGTCACGTCGTACTGGGGATTGCCATTGGCGTCGTTGCCCGCCGCCACGGCGGACCCGGCGATCCCGGCGACGATCGGGATCGAGCTGGTGGGACTGCCGAGGATGTAGAGGTTCGGGGCGTAGACGCGATCCAGCCGGAGCACCTCCGAGAGGGCGACGTCCCCGGCCGGCCAGGACGCCACCACCGGGAAGGGCAGCTGGCGCGAGAGCTCGACCGCGAGCTTCAGCCGGGCCCGGATCACGGCCTCGGTGTTCCCGAGGCTCATCGTGAACTTGCCCTGGATCGCCCCGGGCAGCAGCCCGAACACCCCGTACTTCAGGCCGACCGCCCCCTGGACCTGGAGCGCCCGGCCGTCCACCGCGTAGACCGAGACGCCGCCGTGGGCGTGGTAGTAGCCCGCGAGCGAGGGCTGCGCGTTGATCCAGGCGAGGAGCTCGGCCACGGTGTCGGTGGCCGAGGGCGTGAAGATCCGGGGACCGTCGTTGCCGACGACGAAGCGCAGCTGGTCCCCCGCCACGCCGTAGCACTCGTCGAGGAGCGGCGCCGTCGGCGAGATCGTCCTGCGCCCGACCACGAAGGTCGCCGGGTTCGAGGAGGCCCCCGCCGCCAGGGCGTCGATCCTCCCGTCGAGCTCCTCGTAGGTCAGGTCGATGCCCTGGAAGGCGGAAGAGACCCGGTCCCGCAGGTCGAGGAGCGCCGCCTGGACATTGGTGATCGGGGAGTTCGGCAGCGGGTCGGCGAAGGAGACTTCCTGGGCGGTGACGGGATCGTCGTTCCCGCCCGGGTCGGGGGCATAGGATCCCGGCAAGGTGCCCTGGAAGTACCAGGCCCCGTACTGCTTGGTGTAGACCGCCCCGTCGGTGAGGGAGATCGCCGTGGCGCCGTCCGGGCCTTGCGCTTGGTCCGGCTCCCCGTTCGTGAGGATCAGCTTCGGGGCGTCGATGCGGTTGCCCAGGCCGAACAGGTAGCCGGAGAGGGGAACCACCTCGCCCGTGGAGGGGTCCCGCCAGCCCACGCGGTTCGCGGTGGTGTCGTAGGGGTCCCCCTGGCTCGGCTCGGCGTGGACCGGACCGTCGAAGCCGAACAGGATCGCGGCCGAGGGGCCGCCGATGTCGAGGATCCCGGAGGCGGAGACCTGGAGCGAGGGGCCGAGCGACGAGGCCGTCACGGGGATGCCGGCGGCCAGGGCCGCGGCGTTCAGCAGGACCACGGTGTCGATGAGCCCGCTCCCGGCCGGGAGGTCGACCGTGAAGGAGCTGCCGTCGACCGTGATCGTGACGGCGACGTCCTCGGCCGGGGGCGTGAACGGCTCGATCGGGGCGAAGACGGCGGGCAGGACGTAGTGGCCGTCCGCCGGCAGATCGGTCCCGAGGCCGAGCCGGCGCAGCCATTCGCCGCCAAGGCGCTGCC